TTGAGAATTGAACATTTTCGCTATACGGGTTTTGTTCTTCATTTTCTCCAAAGAGCACAGCGTACTGCTTATTAACCCTATTCCTAAAGTCCAAAAAAAAACAGATGCAGGAAGCACAACATCTAAGGGTGCGTATTTAAGAACCTCTGAATAACTTAAATCTCCTTTGTAAGGTTCTATTTCATATTTACCCTTAACGTCTTTTACAATTGGTCTGTACATTACAGCCAGTGCCTTGTGTATGTTTTGAAAGTCCCCGATGTTAGATTCAATGTCGATGTATTCACCCCAAGATATTTCTTCAAGATCGGGAATAAATCCAAACTCCACACCGTTCATTTTAAATCGATGTTTGAACTTTGTTTTCTCATTGAATAATTTATCAAAGTGTTGCACCAACTCTATTACGGTCGATGCTTTCATTTTAACAACTTCCTTTAATTCAAGACCGCAAAATATTTCAATCATTTTTTGAAACACAAACTCTTTATCGTCTGAGTTGTTCAAAGTAAGCATGTATTTTTGATATCTATCCAAACTTATTTCGGACAGGTTGGAAGGGATGTCAATTTCAATCTTCATAAATACTTTCTATTTCTACTTCATAACCTAACTTTTCAAGAATGCGTTTAACTATTGTTTCAATGTCTTGACTATCGACTACTTGCTCTCCATTTACTTCTGTTATTGTACCGTAATCAAGACAACATCCATCACCACATGAATTGTTATAATGTTTAATTGTTATATCTACTTTCATTTTGCTATCATTACTTTAGCCCTTACACCTTTCCAATATTTCAATGATGCTTCAGCTTTCGCTACTTCATTGTCGATTGACTCAATACATTGAAACTTCCAATTCTCTCCGTATTCGTCTTTGTAAGCATCCACAACCTTTGCGCTGCTCTCATTAATCATTTGTCTCAAACTCTTACCTGATTCCATATTTACCTTTATTTGGGTTACTTAATTGATAGCTAACTGCATACCTTAACGCATCTAACGCGTGGTTATATTTATCTATCGGTGTTTCTGACTTCTTTTCTAGCCA